AAGCTTTAACACCTACTTCTTTAGTCATATTTGCTGCATGAACTTCATCCCACGCTTTATAAGCATTTACTCCATAAGCATCTAGAGTACCGATTGCTACAACACAAAGATCTATTAGAGCGTCAACGATTTCTTCTGGATTTTCTGTTTTTGCTGCATGTTTCATTTCGTCCAGTTCTTCTTGTAGAAATCTTATCCTGAACTCCAGATATTCTGCTAGATGGTTTGCACTGAGCTTTGAAGTTACTTCTCTTACCCCGAACTTTGTATGCATGTCGTGGATGTCTTGTACCCAATTTTGACTCATTTAACTTTTCCTCTTCTTTAAATAAATTAGTATTTTGCATGGTTTCCAACTGCAATTCTTGTTTATTAGTTTCTTGCATATTTCGCACTTCATATGTCACCTTTACTCTACAAAAATTTTTATCTTTAAACAAATTAAACGTACTACAATCTTTGTTTACAATTTTACTTATAGCATGATCAGTCAACATTTTACCTGTTGATACTGATGATACACCATCGCCAACAGTCTTTACTTCAGATACTATTTTAATAGTTTCTATGGTACTAGGATTTAATAATACACATCCTTGTATACTAACCAAAGAAAGACTCAAGAGAAGCTTTCTCTTCAGCATGCCATCCTAACGATTCAATAACAATATTTAATGCATCAATAAATGTTTTTTCAAATTGTAAATCATAATCTATATAGTCATCTAATCCAAATTCTTTTGGTAACACTGTATTAAATGCTATTACATTCTCATTAAATGGATTTTGAGGTTTAAGATAAACAAATTTAATCTTATCTCCATTTCCAATCTCTTGATATTTTTTAGTTAAGCCGTTTTGCCTTAAGTAATAATTAAACAATAAAGCACCTCTCACATGCATTGGAGTACCTTTTTTGTATATAGGGTTTCCAGAATATTTGTCTATGTCAGATATCGATCTAGGAAATGACACATCAGCGATAGAGAGCGAGGAGAATTCCTTCTTAAATTCTTTAACGAATGTCTGTACCGAATTCTCGTCTTCATGCAAGATGACCTCCAATGCTTCTTTGAGTTTCTCGCGGACAACAGCAGGTGTCGACGATTTAACCATTTCAAGGCCCATAACTTTAATCTTAGGTTTCGCATATTGAACTCCTTCGGAATTATGTACGTTTAATACATATCGCTTTTTAGCAACCCATATACCTTTATCGGCCAGAACTTCTCGTTTCATTTGCATCTTTTGAGCATATGCATTCATATATGTTGCTAGTTCTTGATAACCTCCATCGATAAAAGGTTGAAATACCTTTTCACAAATCTTATCCATGTATTCGATCTTTTGTTCAGTATTCTTACCTTGACAAGTAGATTCAACTAATTTCTCCAGGGTGAGATATATCGAATCAGTGTCTATCGCAATCACGTAATCTTCACCTTTTGTTTTCATGGTTTTATTCATGAAGTCATTAAGTTTGTTAGCCATCCATCGAATAGATAATTGACCAGATAATGTAATACCTTCTGCGATACGTAGATCATAATATCTAAAGTATCGATTACCAACTGCACCATAAGCAGAGTTTAGCGCGATCTTCATAGCCATTTGAAGATTCTTAAGCTTGGATATCTCTTTAACAAGTTGAGGATCTTTTGTCTTCTCATATTCTTGTTCTGCTTTAAGCATCATCTTTTTAAACTTAGATCGATTGTTATACATCTCTTCCATTAAAGCTGGTAAGAAACCTTTAGTATCTTTTTTATAACACCATCCATTTGCTGTGACAGCTAATCCTGCAATCTTTGATATATCTATTGGTTCGTTATTAAGAAGTTTTTCGACATTTAGATCTAGTCTAGTATCTGATAGAGTTTCAGGACTCATGTTATATTGCATAATAAGATGAGGATATAGGGAATTAAGATCGAATGAAGCAACCCACTTATGTTGTCCAACAAGAGGATCTTTAACATAAGCGCCTTCAAATGTTTCAGATTTAGTATTATCTGATTTAAGAGGAATAACTATGTTACGTTCTTTAAGATAATTATAGATGATAACATCCCACATTCTAACTGGACTGAATACATCTTCAAAATTAATCTTAGCATTAAATGCCATAGTATAAACTAACTCGATAAGTTTCATCTTATCTTCAAGTTTATCTACAAGTTCTACGTCATGTATATTGTACTTAACAAATTTATCCCAATCATTGGTGTAAAATTCTTTAAATGTATCATATGGATTTTCAAGTTTCTTTTCACCAAGTTCTTGTTGAGCAATATAATCTAGTTTATAAGACTCTTGATTTTGATATGTAAACTTTTTATAGAGATCTAAATAATCTAATGTTGATATGCCTACAAATGCATATGAAAATCCTTCAGGAGCTGCTGGACTATTTCCAGATACCATTCTTTGGCCGCTATTACCAGTTCTTTTTGTATTAACAAGACCCCATGGTGATAACTTATTTACCCATTCGTCGCCTAGTAATAATCGTATTCGATTAACTAAATATGGAATATCAAATCCATCTAAATTCCAACCAGTAATAACATCAGGACAGTTACGTTGCCAAAAGTCAATAAATGTTCTAAGCATCATTGATTCATCTATTGATTTAATATATCTAGCATCATCACGGGTGGATGTGTATTCTCGTGTACCAAATGTTACTATTTGCTTATGGGAATTATCTTTAATAGTAATAAGAAGAATTTCTTCATTTGCTTCAACTATATTTGGAAATCCATTTTCTGTAGATGTTTCAATATCCAATGAGAATAGTTTGATGAGATCTTTGTCCCAATTAATAGTCTTTGGATATTCATCTGAGATATATTGGTATGCGAACTGAGTTTGACCGAAGACTTTAGTATTCTTGACCTCTTTATATCGATCAGCAAAGTCTTGAGCTTCATTAAGATCTTTGAATTTCATCTCATGAAGATTATAGCCGTCAAGAGATCTATGGTTGGTTTGTTTATTTACTGGAACGTAAAGGGTAGGACCATAGTTAACTCTTGAGCTATATGATTTGCCATTATTGACATAACGAAATAGAAGCTTGTTGCCGTACTTGACGACAGATGTATAGAATTTACTCATAATGTAATTATATCACAAAAAAGAATTAAAGTAAACTTATAAAGTTGGTTTAACTTCAATAGTTGGAGTAACGACCCAACGTTTCTTTTCCTCAGAAAATAGGTATTGCTTATATGTAACAACTAAGCCCGGACCAAAAATGAGATTAAATATAGGAATGTCACGATGCTTGCTATGGAGGTCTGGATCAACCCAGCAACCTTCATGCATAGTACCATCAGCTTCTGTTGCATAAGCTCTATATGGGTACTCTTTTTTAGCTTCATCAATTTTACATTCCTCAATGGTTACTACTACAAATCCATTATCATCATTAGGCATATACAGTTCTTTTGGAAGATCTGCAGCTAAAACTGATAAAGGCCATAACAAAAGCGCTAAGTATTTCATATGCGCTCCTTATAAGAGTGTGTTTTATATTTATGCTACCAGTGTCTTATAATACCAGCAATAATGAATAAACAGGTGATAAAATTTACTCCTACAATTATAGTTCTTATAATAGAAACCTTATCAGCTTCAACGTCACAATCAGAAGCTTTTTCTCCTAAAGCTTTTGACCATAATCGCCAAAGACCCTTCTTTTGGCGGTGTCTAATAGATTCATCAATCCTCTCAAGAAGTGTGATCTCGGTGTCACGGGCGACTTCTTGTTCGATTGTATAGATCTCTTTCATTTTGCCCATTATTTTATACTCCCAGACGAATCTGCTTTATTTTTGTCTTCACGGATCTCCACAAAGATTGGGAGGAATAAACTCTCACCTTCGTGTTTGCTCCTAATACGAGCGTTGTACTTGACAGCCACCACTTTACCGAGTGCATCTTGCTCTTTAATTTTCTCGCGATCTTCATCGTTAAATCCACTCCCAACTTTAACTTTAATAATACCATCATCTGATTCACAGATTAAGGCTCCTAATTTACCTATGTATTTACCTGTACCTTCTTCATAACCAACGACTTTCAGATCGCATTCAAGTTCTCCCTTGAATTTAATTTGGTGTTTTGCTCTCTTATCTTCCCATGGAGAGTTCATGTCTTTAAGAATAATACCTTCTTCACCTTGGTCATAATACTCTTTAAACTTTGCTTGAGCATCTTCGATATTTTCTACAATATATGATTGTACTTTACTAATCTTACGAGTTTCTTTTATGCGTGAAAATCGTTCTTTATATGGAGTAGGGCATTCACCTGTTGTGAAGTACATATATGGAATAACGTCCCATATAATAGCTCTAACCATCGATGCTTCAGTATCAGATATGGTTCCTTTTAATGCTTTATTAAGGATACCATTACCTGTTTGTCTATTAAGGATACCATCTTTATTTACGACAACCAATTCGCCATCATAAACAATATCCATACCATTAGCAAGTTCAATAAACTCATCTTCAATATTACCAAGTAAATCGATAGTTTTTCCATTACGAGTTTTAAACTCAACTGCTCCATCGCGAACGACGGCATTAAACCTCATGCCGTCCATTTTAAGTTGAACCATTGCTGGCCATTTAATCTTATCAATTAGTTTCTGTTCATAACCAGAACATAACATAACAGGATATTCTTTAATTAATCCCATCCACACTTCATTAGCAGTTGCAGTTGATACACCGCATCTCAGGTCCTTGGCTATAATACGTTCAAGTACCATAGCGTTAGTCGGAGAGAGAGATTCAAGGACCTGAGCGAGGTGTTGGATTGCAGCATTGCCTGTAACAAGCCTGCTGCTTAACTCAAACAGTTTATCCATAGCTTCTAGAAGACAACCACTCCCTGTTGCTTCATACTTTGGAATTTTTCTAACATAGAACTGAGTAAAAGGATCTAAAGCTAAACGAACTACTTCTCGAAGAACTTTATTATTCTCATGTTCTTGTAATTTTGCGATCTTATAATTACGACTTGGATTTGCTGCCAAGTCTTGTAGAATATCAAAGACTTCTGTCATAGATATAAACATCCATTCTTTGCGCGTATTCTAGAGGTAATTCGCGTTGAAATGCAAATGGACTTTTACCTGCGGAAAATGCTGGTAAAATCCTTGGTCCACGACCATGTAACTTTACATATTTTTTACGAGATCTATTTTTATTTGCGTGTGATACTGCTTCGCGAATCAATTTAAGTTTTTCCATATCCACCGCGGACATTGGATCTAAAGTTGTGATATAGTTTGAAGAGGTTCTCATTATTCAACCTCTGCAAAGAATTTTTGACCAACCGCGAAAACGATATCGAATGCTTCTACAACCGTAGGGCTATAAACCATTCGACGATATTTTTTAATATCTTCGCAAGTCTCTAAGAATGGTTTTCCTAGAA